TGGCAATTCTTGTAAAGTTCTCTTCTGGACCGCCGTACTGCGCATCGCGCTGGCCAGTGATAATCGTGGCTGCTTCGTCCAAACAGCGAGTTCTTCCATTCTTAGCTTTCGTCATTTTCTACCTTTGTTCTTACATATACTGTTGCTTTATAGTCATTTGACGCCGATGGCTCAATGTGTATTTCGGTATCATGCGGAAGTTCAATTTCGTCGTTTTCCATAAATTCTTTCCAATTTCTCAACGCCTGCTCTTTTATCTCTTCTAGCGTTGATCCAAATACTTCAAATTCAATTGCTGCTCTCATGCGAGTGCTCTTTTCTCCAGTGAGTATGGTGAGTGATGTGTTTCTGGTAATTCTGGAAGTATGCCATCAATGCTGCGAACAATCACGTCGCCTCCACCAACTGCAAGTACTTCGCAAAAGCGTCCGTTGTGTATTTCTCCAACGACACCTTGGTATGCGTTTAGTTTGACGCGAACAATGTCGCCAACGTTTGTATCTTTTAGCGATACTTCACTCCAAGTTACTTCTGAGGACATTGCGCCTCCGGGCATGTTGAAGTGTCAAAGTCGTCAAGAGCTCGAGTGCATGTGCTGCACTTTACGCCGTCAGCTTTGACCTTGTATCCTTTAAGTTGACGCTGTCTGTTTACTTCCATTTTGTTGACGTAGTACTCATCAAGTTGCTCGTCAGTTCCACCTACAGCACAAATGATATTGGCAACGAAGTGAAGAATATCTACGCATTCCTTGACTACTGCATCACGGTTTACATATGGATCATCATGTTGCCAAGGCTTCCATGAGATTTCCTTGCGAACTTCCGCAAGCTCGTCGTCAATCGCAAGCATGTTCCAGCGCAGGTACTCGATGATGTTGTTGAGCTTGTACGGTTGATCGCCTTCAAACTTATGATAAATGACTCCGTACGCTTCTTCTTGAAGCTCTTTTGTTTTCTTGAGCCAATCGTTGAATAGTATGCCCATTAGATTCCTATCTCTCCTTTTAGATGATTTACTGCGTGTACAGGGTTGCGAACCACGTTGACATATTGCTCTCGCTGAGCAACTGCAATTTCATATCTATCAAGCGCCGACATTTCTTCTATTCCAGCCGCTAGATGATTCCAGTCTTTACCGATAGTTGAGCTAATGCGCCACTCTGTTGCAATTGGAGTAAGCGCGTTCATTGCTTGAATAAACAATGGAGACCACCACAACAACTTATCATTGTGTGGACCGATAAGCACTCCAAGTGAGTTTGACACTTTTTCAACAACGTGCTCGTCTGTCCAGGTTCTGCTTTCTTTGGCTACGTCTGTTGGGTACATTAAATGTTCAGCAGTGTCAATGCACCATTTAGCCTTCGTGTTTCCAACAATCCAATAGTTCTGCCTGTTCTTTAGTGCCATGCCGTCTTCAATAAATATTGAATCAAGGTTTACGCCAGAGAAAGAACTGTTCATTGACTCTGGAATACCTGGAGAGTCAGACACGCTCTGATCTACTGGAAGCTTTGGGTAGATAGTTTTTGGCCATTTTTCAGAAAGCAATATTTTTGCTCCAGCGATCACTTTGTCTTTTGATTTTTTATTTTGCGTGACTTCTTTGAATTCTTTTCTTGACGAGTATAGTTGCTTTACCAACCGCGAGTTTTCTTTGTCAATTGACCTAAGGCTCGCATGGATCTTAGTAGGCTCTGGCGCATCTACAAATAGTCTAAGCTTTTTACTTCCATACAGTGTGGCAATTAGCGCAAGAATTCCGTATGTCTTGTTTGCAGTCATACTGAGCATCGGTGCAACGCCTGCAAGAACTACGTCATACTCGTCAAAATCTTTTTTTGTCCACAAAACGCTAGGGTCTGCCCAAACAACCTCGTGCCCGTCTTTAGTAAGAGCATAGTCAATTGAACCGGCAAAAGAAAAGTTTCGCCGACTTAAAGCCTGTGAAGATTGCGACGCAGTCATTCCGCATATTAGCACTTTCATACTAGGTCACCGTTCTTGCTTGCAATGTACGCAGACGGTATCCCGACATCAAAAGCTTTGACATCATACAGATGCGTTGGCCATCGCATAATTGTATTTAGGTATGGACCAATTTTCATTTCAGAAGACTCTTTGCGATTAGCCCATTCATTTGACAGTATGTCAAAAGCTCTGCTTGTTTGAAATACTACTGGACCGCACCATACCTTTACGTTTCCATCAATCCAAATATCGTCTATTCCGACTGCTGTTCCTTCAACAAACTTATAGTTTTCGTTGTCGTTTTGCGCGTGCTGGATTCTTGTAAACCGAGAAGCCTGCTCAAGAGTCACTGTTCGGACTCCGATTGCGTCGGTCTGGTTTACTCTACTGTTAAAAGCCATGTCAACTACAATGTCTTGATCCATCACATTGTCGCTCATAAGCAGCATTGTTTGATCGTGAACCGCGTCAGACAGTCCGATCATTGTCGCGTGTCCTGGCCCTGCTGGTTCTTCTTGAACAACAAGTCGTACCCATTTTGAATACGAAGAAAGCGCTTCACTAATGTCGTTGTAGTTTGCACTAGAAGCAACAACAGTTACTCGCTCAACTCCAGAAGCAGAGGCGTATTCAACAGCATAAGCAACCAAAGGCATGCCATTGATCTCAAGCAGAGGCTTGTAGAACGGCTTTGCCAGTCCTTCCATACGCTGACCACGGCCTGCGGCAAGGATTACTGCTTCCAACGCCAGTCCTGCTTTGCCCAGATGAAGTCCCAGCCTGCTTCTTCTGCAGGACCTTTTCCTTCAATTCTGTCGTCAATGTACACACCAGACGAGTCAAGGCTTTCAAGTATTTCCTTGCGAGCGTCAGTTGTAACACTTGCAGCTACGAGATTGTCAGCATTAAGTCCAAGCTCTTGAAGTATCACAGTTGCAGTTGCTTTTGCAGCGCCAGTGACATAAAAAACTCGAGCTCGCATATCGTGCTCAAGCGCACGCATAATTTCAGCAAACGGAAGCGCATTCTTTAGTGCCGCGCCTGCGCGAAGTACCTCGATGTACGCCTCTGTCTTCTTTTCATGAAGCCTGCGAGCTTTTTCGTGCGACCCAACCGCAGAAGGCAGCCATGTCTGCCACGGGTGGCCCCAGGCTTGCATCGGCATTTCAATTCCAACGTACTTGTAAGACTCGATGACTAAGCTTCGAGAGTCAACGAGAACTCCGTCAATGTCTGAACACCATGTTGCCATACTTAATTCCTTTCAATAGCTCTGTGTAGTACTTCAATTACGCGAGGCAGCGAGTCGGGTATGTTTCGTTTGACATACGGAATTGCACGCATTACGTGAACAACCGCCCATGCCTCTCCAACCTCAAATAGCTCTTCATCATTTACAATGTCTGCAATGTCATTGTGGCTGTACGCAAGCATTCCATTGTTGTACTTGGCGTGCTCCCATCCATAGGCGCTTTGAAGCATTTTGCCAACATCAACAGCAGGAGAGTCTGGTACGACTTCAGTTGCTCTGATTGGATCAATCAACACGTTGCCATAGCCAAGACGAAACATGACATTTTCTGCCGTAGGATCCCCGTGAGTCAATGCATGCTTGAGTCTGTACGCGCCTACAGCCGCTTTTGTTGCGTCTGCAATGATAGCGTCGGCTGCAGTGCTACTGATAAGTCCAGAAAGATGACGATCAATAGTTGCTTGCATCTTTTCTTTAAGAAGATTATGTGTGTTTGTCGTTGGCGGAACCACCGCGGGCTGCGACCACACATGGCGAAGAAGAGCTACGTGAACAAATGAGTTGTCAATATTCCAGTAGTCAATGTACTCAAGCTTTTCCATGACATAGCCATCGTCAAGAAGACTGACAATGCTTGGAAAAACATGACTTCCATGCTGAATGATCCATTCGCCTTGCTCGCGTGTTCGCTCTGGAATTCCACCTGACTTGGTAACAGTGCCATCGCCATTATCAATGACAATGGCGCCAGATAGACCCCTCACGAGAAAGCGCTTTCAATCAATATCTCTGCACTCTTGCGTGGATCATTTCGTGTCCTAAGTACTTCGCGGTTGTGCTTTGCGATACTAAAGCGATCAGCATCTGAAATCTCAAGACATTGTTCAAACGCTTCTTTGCACTTGCGAATAATCTCAAGGCCGTCTTCTTTAACCAATCGTGATTGCGTTGGCGATCCTTTGTACCAGTCAAGAACAAGCATTCTGAACTGTGGATCAGATAAGTGACCTGGGACAATGCACATTGCACCAGCGTCTGCTGCCTCGAGCGACGAATACTCAACAAGTCCTCGTGCAAAATTGTGCGCAGTAAGGTTCATGTGAACACGGAACCTTGATGCAATAGCTGCTGAGTCCATGTAGTTTCCAAGATAGCGAACTAGCGCGTGTCCAGGAATTCGTGCGTCCCACGGGTAAGGCGTGATGATGTTTCCATCAGCGCCCTTTGTTGGATCAACACGCTGAGCATAGCGTTTTGTCTGCGCTCCAAAGTGGTCACGAAGTTGCTCGTAGACAATGTATGTTGGCGATGGACCAAGCCCTACTGAACACGATCCCCAGATTTCAACAGTGACGTGCTCTGGAAGCTGTGCGCCGGCCAATGCAACAACTGGCTGTCCCTTGTTGTATATGAAGCGCCCAGAGGTGCCAACAGTCCAGTCATTTGTTATCGGCGCGTCAATGTCAAACTTTGGAATGTATGGCATGCAGCCTTTGATCCAGTCCATTGACTTAAAAAGCTCATTGCTATCTCGAGCAGAGTCATCGCTCATCGTGACGAGTTTTGCGCCTCGTGACGGCGACTCAAGAAGCTGCGGCACGAATGGAATGTCTTTTTCTGGATAAAACGATCCATGAAGTGACGTAGTCCACTTTGTCTTTGTTCTGCGCAATGCATCAACGTATTCTGGAAGCACTGGCTGGCCAGTCTTCGCGGATTCTTTGATTGCTGTTTTGTCGTGCAATGGCACCTTAATTTCAGGAAGCACAATCATGTCATAGGTGTCAAGCGTCTCAACAAGATGCGCTGTCTTTACAACAACATCTGGCGCTTCACTCCACCATCGGCCACCTGGTTGTGGCTTTCCCCAAGATGCTCGGGTCTTTCCACTCTTTGTAAACGAAACAACATCGCACTCATGTCCGAGTTGTTGAAAACCATATCGTAAGCGAAATGCCCAGGCTGTTGGTCCTTTTACCCCTGGCTCTGGTTCAAGAATTGCTACGCGCATAAATCTCTCCGTTGTGTTAGTCGTGTGTAAATGATATCACGATTCAATCATAGAGGGCGTGCCTATCTTGCGACAGACACGCCCGCCTATGAACAATATGTTCTGACTAGATCAGAACGGTGCTGGCGGCGGAGTGTCCGTCGCTGGAGCAGGTGCTGCTTCCTGTGGAGCAGGAGCCGCTGCCGCTGGTGCAGGAGCAGGGGCCGGTGCCGGTGCTGGAGCAGGAGCAGGTGCTGGAGCGGGCGCTGGAGCAGCTGCAACAGTAGGTACTGCAGATGCAGCATTAGCTACAGTGTAGTACGCCTTGATTTCATTCTTCTTCTGACCTTGCCAAGTGCGTGAACCGACTTGTGCACGGAAGAACTTGCTCTTCATTGCAGCTTCAATTTGCGCGTTGGTTGGGCTTGTTGCGAAGAACTCACGGCCGAGACCAAGTGCGTTCATCTTACGGAAGAAGATTCCGAGTGCTGTTGGGTTGTCAGTTGAAACAACAAGGTTGTCCCAGACAAGACGCTTTGCGTGCGCACCAGTCTGGACCTGTGCCTTGACTTTGAACATTGTCTTTCCTGATTGCGAAACAGCAGCTGTGGCTTCAACGATTTGAAGATCGTAGTCGCCATCCGGTAGTGGATCAAACCCACCAGCGGTATCGCCTGCTTCTTTGATTAGGTCGCCCCAATTGAGGGTACTCATAGTTATTACCTATGCTTTCTTTGTTGTTGTTATTTGGATGTTTCTTGCGGACGCTGTCCGAACACGATGTCGAGCATTCGCTCAATACCGAGATTTTCTTGCTCGACAACCTTGCCGAGCCTGCCTTGAACGCGCTCGCCAGCTTCATACTGGTTTGTGCGCTCAACGTACATACGACGTGCCTTGTACGGTGCCTGAGTAGGGTCACCAGGGAACACGTCCTCAACGGTAATTGCGCCGAGGATGTCGTAGAAGTATGGTGCTTGAATTGCAAGTTGACCTTGCAGGTACGGACGGTAACGACCGTCTTTATCCTGACGAGCCATCGCAGTAAGAACTACTGCTTCAAGCGGTGCCGTTGGGTGCATTGTCAAGTCACGCAGGTCTCGCAAAAGCGCGCCCATGTGACGAAGCAACTCGCCCCACTGTTGCATCTGCATCTGGTTAGTGCCGGCGATGTTATCCATGCACTTAACCTGAAGTTCAGATACAGAGTCAATGATCAACGACTTGAACTGATGCCTACCAAGTTGCAACCATTGGTATGCCTTGAGCACTGTGTCGTACTCAGTGACGTTCACAACGCAGGTGTCACATGTGCCATCGGCAACAGGCGGCT